GAAAAGAATCCGCCTCCACTGGTTAGTACACCAGAAATCCAGTACAAAACCAGTAAGGTTGTTGCTGCAATATCAGTAATTCCAGATTGGTACAAGGAGCTTCCATCAGATGATGAAGCGATCTTTACTACTGGATCAGCTACTGCCCCCGACTTACAGTTGGCGGTTGATGTTGCAACTCTTAACGCAAAGGTTACACTTGCAGATAGGATCAACGGTAAGTTGGATTCTATGACAAAATCCTTTGTTGCAAAGATTGGATCAACTGATATTGACTCGTCTGTTCTTAATGAGATCGAAAAGGTTTCTAAGAATGTGATTGCGTCTGTTGATGTGGCTGGTTACAATCCCACTAAGATCGATGTGTTTCCCTCTGGAACACAGTATCGTGCGTTTGTGTTGTTGAAGTATGACAACAAGGAAGCGTACAAGATCATCATGAACCGCTTGCGTAAGGATCGCATGGTTTATTCACGGTTACGTTCTACTGAGGCTTGGAAAGAACTTGAGAATGAAGTCGAGGACTCTAAGAAAGAGGACGAAGCTCAATCTCTCAATAATCTTGAAAAAGTTATTAAGAAGAACCGTGAGGTGACTCGTGAAACGCCTTCTACTTAGTACGGCGGTTGCTTTATCCCTAAGTGGATGTTTGATGCCTTCTGGCATCAACCCCACCTTGGGGTGTAGTCCCATAACGGGGTGTACCGCAAAAGATTACTATCTGCCAGGCAAAGGGGTTTGGGCTCCTAAACAGACGGTAGGTAGGAAAGCTATGTATGGTGCAGTGGGTGGAGCTGCTGTCGGTGCATATGCAGGCGCTGCATCTGGTGATCCTATCTCTGCGGCCGCACTAGGTCTAATTGGGATGGTTATTGGTCATGAGGTTGGTGCGATGTTTGATAAGGTTGATGAAATCCATGCTGCACAAAAATTACAATTGGCGCTTGACAATAACCCAAATGGCCAGTATACTTACTATAAGCGTGGACAGGTTGCAGTAAGATCAAAACCTACTGCCACCAACGGTACATGCAGAGAGTTTGAGACAGACGTTATGGTTGGTGATATTAGTCGCAAGATGAAGGGTACTGCCTGTAGGGTCAACAATGATTGGGAATTGAAGGAACTATATAAATGAAGGGTATGCATTTACTCCCTAGCTATTACACAACGACAAGCACCAAACGGCGCAAGGTAGGTAAAAAATCTAAATCACTTCTGAAGGCAGAAGAAGAACACAAAAAGTTTTTGAAGAAAATGGGTGTTGGTACATCCAAACCGAAACGTGCCGCTGTAGCTCAGTCGGTAGAGCATCTGATTTGTAATCAGAGGGTCGAGGGTTCAAATCCTTCCGGCGGCACCATTCCTACCAATTGTATAAAACCAGAGCCAAAAGTTTATACTGGTACTGAAATTATAGGTATTGGACAGATGCATAAATCTAATGCAGTACCTATTCGTAGGAAACAAGATGCCAAAGATTTGGCAAATATGAGGAGATAGTATGAAAGTCGAAGTTCGTAATAACAATGTTGAAAAGGCCATGCGAGTATTGAAGAAAAAACTTCAAGAAGATGGTATGTTCAATGAGTTGAGGAAACGTGAGTTTGCCATGACTAAAGGTGAAAAGGGTCGCAGGGCAAAAGCTGCTGCGAAACGTAGAACCGAGAAGAAGCTTCAGAAACGATTAGAAGAAAAGGGATACTAATCTATGCCTAGGAAAAAGGTGACTGTTCAAACTGATAATTCAGAATGGAAAGCTCCAAAGAAACGTAGGAAACCACGAAAACCTATGACTGAGGAGCAGAAAGTAGCTGCTGCTGAACGTCTTGCAAAGGCGAGAGAGAAGAAGGCAGCTGCTGATCCGAATTATGGTAAGACTAATATTCACGAAAGTCTACGTAATTTGCCAGACGATCATCAGTTACATCCGAAGAAAGTCAAGGAATGGATTAAGACACAGAAAGACCTTGCCTCTGCCGAACGTAAGAATGTGAAGGCTGGTGTGAAAGGTGCAGAGGCTAGAAAGTCTTATGCTGAATCCTATGTTCGAAGTATGAAGAGTTATCTACGAACAGGTGATTGGTCTGATATGTTCTACGGAGAATATGCAGACAAGAAGATACGCAACAGATGTGTTGCATTAGGTTACTATTGGTATGGGCCTTTTAAGGGTGAACCAAAACGAGATGTTGGTACTTTTTATCCAGACTTAGGTTTGATCTGGACACAAGAAATGAATGATGAACGTAAAGGTATAAAAATAAATGACGAAAGACCCAAAAGACAGCGAGCTCCCCGAAAACGTAGTAAGAGGGCCGTGGGGAAGCGGACAAGTAAAACAACCTAATATCGATGTAGTTCAGGCCCGAGAGAACTTAGCTTTTGCTGATGATCTAACTCAAACCCTTATGATTCAAATGATTCATTCGATGGGCGAAAATGGTATTGATGTCAGTGAAAATTTATTTATTCAAGATATGGGTATGATTATTGAACTAGTGAAAGCAACGATATATAGAGATATGGGCTACGTTCATGCTCTACAAGGCTTAACAGATACTTTTGTCGATCTTACTATAGAGGCAGATAATACCCCAGTAAGTGAAGTGGACGTAAAGTCTATTGATACGTTTGTGAAACAGTTTAAGGATGAACATGATGACCCCGAAATTTCATAGCCCATTTTCCCCAATGATAATGGAATCACAAGTTCCAGATCGATTCGTTGAGATTATCAATCGCACAGGCGATGATGTTCTGTCTGATGACAAGAAGAGTGCTCAATGGGATTGGTCACATAAACTTGTGGGTAAGGTACATAAAGAGATACAAATTCCTATCTCAGACAAAGAAGAGAAAGAATTTCTTTTTACTGTTATGAAACAGGGTTGTCTAGATTATCTAGTACGTTCAGCGATGAATAATAAGGCAAACGGTTGGAAGAGAATGGCTGGAGAGGTCGTACCCTCACTGGACAACATACACTTAACACAGAGTTGGATTGTTAGTCAGTATAAAGGTGAGTTTAATCCTTGGCATCATCACACGGGAGATTTTTCTGCTGTGATATATCTTAAATTGCCGGATGGTATGAATGAAGAGATCGCAGTGGATTTTGAAGATCACTATCCGGCTAGTGGTTTGATTGAATTCTGTTATGGTGATGCTCAAGATTTTCGAAGTGATAACATTAAGTTTAAGCCAGAGGTTGGAAAGTTGCTTGTCTTCCCGTCATGGTTAAAACATTTTGTGTATCCTTTTCAATGTGATGGTGAAAGAAGGAGTATGAGTTTTAATGCTCATATGGTGGTAAAAAAATGATTTTAGTTGATATGAACCAGATTAGTCTGGCTAGTGTAATGATGCATTTGCATATGACAAAGAACACAGAACCAGACGAGAATATGGTTCGTCACATGATACTAAATTCCATGAGAATGTATCGCACTAGGTTTTCTTCTGAATATGGTGAACTGGTTTTATGTTATGATTCCAAACACTATTGGAGGCGTGATTTCTATCCACAGTATAAGGCCAGTCGGCGCACCAAGAGGGAGTCGGATGGTAGGAATTGGGATGCAATCTTTGAGTGCTTAAACAATATCAAATCAGAGATCAAAGATAACCTACCGTACAAATTTTTAGAGGTATACGGTGCAGAGGCTGATGATATCATTGCCAGTCTGGTTACAGAGGTTGCAGAGGAAGTACTAATTCTCTCTGGTGATAAAGACTTCATTCAGTTGCAACGATACCCAAATGTTAAACAGTACAGTCCTATTACTAAAAAAATGGTAAACGGTGAGAATCCTAACTACTATTTGATAGAACATGTATTCAAAGGTGACGCCAGTGATGGTGTACCAAATGTGCTGTCGCCAGATAACACTTTTACCGATGGGCTTCGACAGAAGCCACTTGGTAAGAAAAAGATATCATCGTGGGCTGATCATGAATTTTCAGATGTTGCCCCTAATGATGAGGTCTTGAGGAACTACCAGAGAAACAAGAAACTCATAGACCTAACAGAGTGTCCAGAAGAACTTAGAGAAGAAATTCTGGAGAACTTTAGATCAGCTGAAATACCTGATCGAAGCAAACTACTAAATTACTTTATAGAGAAGAGACTAAAAACTCTAACCGATTCAATAGGAGAATTTTGATATGCCCGAACAAACATATACCCCACTGTATTCAGAGGTACTAGAAAAACTTGGTAAACTAAAGACCAAGAAACAGAAGGTCAAATTCCTTCAAGACAATAATACGGATTCTTTCCGTATGGTGATTAAATCCTCGTTTGATCCTAAAATTGTATGGGAACTGCCGGAAGGGCCTGTACCGTATGTACCTAACGATGCCCCAGAGGGTACGGAACATACAGACTTGGCATGGGAAGCTAGGAAACTGTATAACTTCATTCGTGGTGGTAATGGAGCAATTTCCCAGAATAAACGAGAAGCTATGTTCGTACAACTATTAGAGGGATTGCATCCTTCTGAAGCAGAACTTTTGGTTGCTGCGAAAGATAAGTCCCTACACAAGGCTTACAAGGGATTGTCCCAGAATGTAGTCAAGGAAGCGTTCTTTTGGAACGATGATTACATGTTGATTGAACATGAAACCTACGATCAGGTCAAGGGTTCCGCATCAGGAGTCTAACTTTTTTTGAAAATTCTTTAATATCAATGACTTAGTGTGCCATTATTTGCTTGACTATGGGCCTTTAGTGTGGTATTCTGTATA